CATGTGGGCAATCAAAGCAATCACGGCACGCGCATAGTATGCAGCCTATTTTTCTTGATTTTGAGACTATGGCCATTGGCCCTCGGCCAGACTACCCGCCTGTGCCGGTAGGCTTGGCCGTGTATGACCCCGAAGGCCAGTACCCAGATGGCTATCATGCTTTTGGCCACGCTGAAGGCAACAACACAACCAAGCAAGCCGTGCAGGCTATGATGGAGCTAATGTACGACAGCGGCCGCGCTCTCTGCTTTCATAATGCAATGTTTGACCTTGACGTGGCTGCAACGCATTTGGATATGCCTATCCCTGAAGACCCCACGCGTGTGCATGATACCCTTATCCTTGCTTTTCTGCATGACCCACATGTGCAGTCTTTATCTTTAAAAGATCTGGTCGTAACGTGGGGCTTGGATACCCCTAGCGAAAGAGATGAGCTGAAAGAATGGATTATTGCCCACGTGGATGAGGCTAGGCGTAAAAAGTCTACCTGGGGTGCTTACATCTCTCGTGGCCCCGTTGAGTTGGTTGGCAGATACGCAGCGGCTGACGTACGTCTTACCAGCAAGCTGTATGACTACCTTAACGCCGCCGTGTTGCCTGCGCAAACTGAGCCTTACCTGCGTGAGATTGAGCTGATCCCAATGTTGCTTGAAAACTCACGTCTAGGCGTAAGGGTTGATCGTGATGGCTTACAAAAAGCCAAAGAGCAAGCCACAGTAGACATTGAAAAGTGTAACGTTTGGGTTCGTGCATTGTTAGGTTCTCCTGAATTGAATCTTGACAGCGATCGGCAGCTGGTTGATAGTATTTATCCCACCGAGTACTGGGATAAAACAAATGGCTGGCCATCCACGGATAAGGGTTCCCCTAAGGCCGATAAGGAAACCTTTGAAGAGATCATTACGCATCTGCCATTGCAAGGCGTACTGCGTTACCGCGCCAACCTATCAACCTGCCTGTCAACGTTTATCGAGCCATGGCTTTTGACCAGCGCAAGGACAGGGCGCATTTACACCAATTGGAACTCCGTACGTGGCGAGCGGGGTGGCACACGTACAGGTCGCTTAAGCTCTACGCCTAACTTTCAAAATGCGCCTACACGCTACCCAAAGATTGTGGCGGCTTCGGCTAACGCAAGCATGGGGCGCAATGAGATTGTGATGCCTGAAGGCCTTGATGTTGCGCCGCTTCCTCTCATTCGTAGCTTTCTGCTAGCCGATGAGGGTCATAAGCTTGTGGCATGCGACTTTAACGCGCAAGAGTTACGCATCTTTGCTCACTTTGAAGGCGGAGGTTTAATGCAGCAGTATCAGTCCGATGCTCGAGCTGACCTGCATACCTACGCAGCCAAGCTGATGACGGATGCAGCAGGCCAAGAGGTCAGCCGTACTTACTCTAAAGGCGTGTCATTTGCGATTTTGTATGGCGCAGGCCCAAAGAAAATCAGCGAAATGCTGGAGATTAGTTATGACCTGTCCAAAACATTGATGGATGCATACACAACGTCGGTGGCTCCGGGCCTCAAGACGATGCAATCCACCATGCGTACAAGGTATAAATTGAATCAGCCATTAAAAACCATTGGCGGGCGTCTGATCAAAATGGAGCCACCTAAGATCATCAATGGTCGCCTTCGTGAGTTCGACTACAAGGGCGTTAACTTGCTCATTCAAGGTTCAGCCGCCGATCAGGCCAAGGCAGCCATGCTGTTGTACCAAAAGACACGTAATGGCAGCCGTTTACTGCTCAGCGTTCATGATGAGTTGGTCATCTCTGCGCCTGAAGAGTTTGCAGTACGCGAAGCTGAGTGCCTTGTTGCAGCTATGTGTAGTGCTATTAGCATGGATGTGCCTATGGTCAGTGACTACAAAATTGGCAATACATATCAGGAGGTTAAATGAAAGATACAACACGTGAGTAACGCCATTGCCATAACTGATCTAATACGATATGACGCAACCAAAGGATGTTTTGTTTTGAAGCCTACACAACGAATTGAGTACTGGCCTGGCACTAATACGCCAAAGTCAAAAAACAACGACTTTAACTGGCGCGCTCAGCCTTCACAAGTGCTTAAAAAACTATACCCGCACTTGTATAAAACCGGCGTACATAGTACGCCTTTCACAATTTACTCAAAAGCACAGGCAAGCAAATGACAGCGTACTCAAATTCAAGCATCAAAACGTACGAGCAATGCCCGTATAAATACAAGCTTACGCGCATTGACAGGCTAAAAGAGCCTACAGGCGATGCCGCCGTGCGTGGCACCAATATTCATACCGTGTTTGAAAAAGCACTGGCTGTGCCAACGTTGCCTACTGAGTTTGCGTATTGGGATGACTACATGCAAGTACTGCAGGGCAAGCGTACTGCTAGTGAGGTGCAATTTGCCATCACAAAAGAGTGGAACGTCTGCGGCTTTAATGACTCCGTGGCATGGGTACGCGGCATCTATGATGCTATCTACGTTGACGGCACGCATGCCCACGTATTGGACTGGAAAACAGGTAAAGAGCGTGACTACGATGACCAGCTAAAGCTTTACGCCGCTATCGTCTTGGCAACCTACCCCGAGGTGCAGACCGTAACAACCGAGGTGTGCTACATTGACTTACAAAAGCGTGTGCCAAGCCGCGAGTATTTACGTGAAAACTTTCAAGAATTACAACAGTGGTTGCAAAATCGAGTTGGCAAGATTGAAAATGACGACATCTTTGCGCCAAAGCCTGCCTATGGCTGCAGGTGGTGTCACTTTCGTAAAGCAAACGGCGGGCCTTGCCAATGGTAAAAGAAAAAGTCATTCTTGAACGTGATCTAGAACGCTACTTTTCAGCAGCATGCAAAAAGCGTGGCCTGCTAACGCTTAAGCTTAACGTCAGATTCGCAAGAGGTTGGCCCGATCGCATCGTTGTGCTGCCTAACGAAAAAGTGTTATGGGTGGAGTTAAAGCGACCCGGAGGTAAAACATCAGCGTTGCAGGATTTACTACATAACGATTTACGCAAACGTAAGCATGTAGTGCACATAATTGACTCTAAAGAAGGCATTGACTATGTATTGGGAACCGCATGAATACCAAAAAGAAGCTGTAAAGTTTCTTGTTGCGCATGGTTCAGGCTCACTATGGCTTGACCCCGGCCTAGGTAAGACTGCCATTGTGCTGTCGGCCTTTCGCATTCTTAAAAGCAAAGGCATGGCGCGAAAGATGCTGGTTGTTGCGCCACTTAGACCTGTGCATGGCGTGTGGCCTGCGGAGGTTAAAAAGTGGGAGCAGTTTGCCGACTACTCTGTAGGCGTATTGCATGGTGGCAACAAGGCCAAGGTCTTAAAGCAAAACCATGACATTTACGTCATTAACTTTGAAGGCCTGCAATGGCTATCTGCGCAATTGAATGGTAAAGACTGGCCTTTCCAGATCCTTACGATCGATGAGATCAGCTACTTAAAGAACACGCAAACACAGCGATTCAAATGCCTAAAGCCTTTGCTGAACAAGTTTGATCGCCGTTGGGGTCTAACAGGCTCACCTGCGCCAAATAGTTTGCTTGACATCTTTGGCCCGCAGTACATTGTGGACCAAGGCGCAACGTTCGGGCCGTTTGTATCTCGCTTTCGCACTGAGTTCTTTTACCCTTCAGGCTACGGTGGGTATGAGTGGAAGCTTCAGCCTGATGGGGAGGCACGCATCCATGAAAAGCTGGAAGGCAAGGTTTTGCGAATGGCTGCTCTGGACCATCTGGACCTGCCAGAGCTAACCTACAACGACATCAAGGTAGAGCTACCTGCAGAGGCCAAAAAGATCTACAAGCACTTTGAGGACAACCTAACCATTGAGCTGAATAGCGGCAATGTTACAGCGGCCAACGCCGCCGTTGCAGTTATGAAAGGCCAGCAAATCGCCAATGGCGGTACGTACTTGGATGATGACGGCACGGGCAATGGCAGAATTACTACGAAATTACATGATGCGAAAACTGAAGTTGCTCAAGAGCTGGTTGAAGAGTTGTCTGGACAGCCCTGCATCATTGGCTACCATTTTCACCACGATTTGCAGCGCTTGCAAGAAGCTTTTCCTAATGCTCCTGTTATTGGTTCTGGCGTTGTTGGCCATAAGCTTGATGCTATTATTGACGCTTGGAACTCGGGAGATATACCTGTCTTGCTGGCGCATCCTATGTCTGCAGGCCACGGGCTTAATTTACAAGGCGCGGGCCATGCTGTCATCTGGTACTCGTTGACTTGGAGTCTTGAAATCTACGAGCAGTTCATTCGCAGGATTTGGCGGCAAGGCCAAAAGAACCACATTGTTGTGCATCACATCATTGCGCAAGACACCGTAGATGAGGCCATCCTCATGGCCGTGCGACGCAAGGACAAAACACAACAAAAACTGCTTAACGCAGTGCGTGATTACATCTCACGTGATACAATAACAACTGTTGATATTTGAAAGGTACACATGCAATTCACAACTTTTTAACACGTAAACAACAAGGATCCGTCATGTCTGACATAAAGAAAACACGCCAGCGCGCCAACAAGCAAGCCATCATCACTATTGCAGTTACTGGAAATCCCAAACGCTTGCACACGCTTGCACACGCACGCTTTGAGCTGTATAAGGATGGCGCAACTGTGGCAGACTACGTTGCTGCAGGCGGCCGCACAGGCGATGTTTTGCACGACGTTGCGCAAGGCTACATCACACTCAATTAACTATGAAAATTCTCATCACCGGTGTTACTGAGACCCATAACAATCATCCACAGCGTGCAAGCTCTACAAAGTTTGTATCTATCCCTGAGCTCATGCGCAACGCGTATATTGCTCAAGGCCATGAAGTAGAGCATGGGCCTGTGAATACGGCTATGGACCTGTCAAAGTACGACAAAGTCTTTTTGTATGTCTACCCACTGGACAAAAATGCAGTGCATCCCGAAGGCGCCAAGCGTGTTCTTCGTGAGCGCATGGATGCTTACATTTGTCTGGATGATTGGGCATTTCAAAAAATCATCCCCTCATGGGAAGATGTGATTGCTGCAGAAGACTTTGCAGACCATCAATGGATTGCCCCCCTGTTTCCATGGGGCGACCACAAGTTGATGGGCCTGCCGGCTGATGTGATTCATGCATGGGACCCATCACCATTGTATGAAATGCCTTCAAGCTATCAAATGGCCTGGTCTAAACGCAAGAACGAATGGTATAACGCATCACTTTCGAAAGACGCTCATGAGTGGGCAACAGCGCAAAACCTTACATGGCCAATTCACAGTGTCGGAGGCAAAGCTCTCGGGCAGCCACGTATTCTTGAAAGCGACGTTGTCTGGCAGTACGGGGCTTACAAAGGAGTTCTATGTCCGACCTACGGGCATGCCGGATGCGGATGGTGGCGAGTTAGGTATCTGCACGCTGCAAATACCGGCTGCGTTCTTGGCGGCGATCCTCAAGAGCTTGGCATGATTGACCCGTCGTATGGCTACACACCACGTGAGCTTGAACGCATGGATGACGGGCAATTGGAAATCATTAGCGCGCAACAATACGTGGCGTTGACTTCGCAGATCGCGACGGCTTGGCAAACACGTATTAAACTTGAAAGCTTTCTTACATGATCATTATTTTAGAAGGCCCTGATGGAGGTGGCAAGACAACCCTTGCCGAAGCTTTGCGTCACGGGCTACAAGGTGATCGTATGACGCACGTTGTAAAGCATGGGCCTTACAAAGGCGTAAAGCCCGAGGACCTGTGCCGTATGTACTTTCGATCTATGACGCAGGCCTTAACTTACGATGACCATGTCATCATGGATAGGTCATGGCTGTCCGAGCCTATCTATGGCGAGGTACACCGCAATGGCGAAAACCGCGTAGATCTACCACGGCGTCGCATGCTTGAACGCGTTGCCTTGTCACGCGGCGCAGTTGTTGTGCATTGCCAGCCTGATCTAGAAGTTTGCATTGACGCATTTAACTCACGCAGTGCCATTGAGTATCTAGACAACGTTGAGCAGCTCACCGCTGTGTACCACGGCTACGAGACGCTTGGCTTGCACACCTGCCTGCCCGTTATCCATTACGACTACAAGTATGACACACTAGAAAAGTTGCTTCCACGGTTGGTGATTAGCTCCTCACAAAATAACTTTTCTGGTGGCGGTGCTTTTAAGTCTGGCAACATTCTGATGCTTTGCGATAAGGGCCCACGTACTAATGTGCGTGCCTCTGCAGCTGTAGTGCCTTTCATCAACTTTTTGGACAATGACGGGCCCAGCCGAATGTTGTGCGAAACACTGGAACGTGAAGGCGTCGCCGAGGATAAGCTTTATTGGGTTAACACACAAAACTATCAAAATGTGCCTACCGACCCCATTGTCGTAAAAGACCTAAAGCCTTCACGCGTCTTTGCCTTAGGCAACAACGCTTACACGTGGGCGTTGAACAACAACGTACAGGCGCAAAAGCTGCCGCCTCCGCTGTACCACATGCAAAACTTTCCCAATCAACCGTACCACATTACAGAGGCAGACCATGGATATGATGATTAAGAATGAGCCTGAGCTCATTAACCTGTATAGGTGTCTACAGCAGCATGGGCAATTGACAAGTCCGCGAGGCGAAAGCTGCCTTGAAATTGAAAACTTTAGCTATACTGTCAATCCTTTTGTGCGCTTCAACGCGTTTGAAGGTCGTAACTTCAATGTGAAGTACCTTAAGCGCGAGATGTCGTGGTACATCAAAGCCGACCCGTATGATTTGTCAATTGCTGAGCACGCTGCGCAATGGGGAAAGATCATTGCCAATGGCAAGTTGAATAGCAATTACGGCAGCTATTGGTTTGGCAAGCATGGCGTGCGTAATGTTGTAAAGCTTTTGCAAAGTGATCCAATGTCACGCCGCGCAGTCATCCCTATGTACGGCACAGACGTAGACCATATGGACATTAACGCCAAGGATGTGCCTTGCACATTAGCTATTGAGTTCCGCATTCGCAAAGGGCGTCTCAATGCACGTGCCATCATGCGAAGTCAAGACATCCTGTGGGGCATGGCCAATGACTTGCCTACATTCTCATTTTTGCAAGAAATTGTTGCCAATGTCCTTGGCGTTGAGATGGGTACGCTCACGGTGTCGGTAGGCTCATTCCACGTGTACGAGTCACGCATGGGGATGTTCAATAGTATCTTGGAAGCAAACAACTACGTAGGCATTGAGGATAAGCCACCTCGCATCAACCGCTATGAAGCCCATATGCTAATGGACAAAAGCATCAACCCCTCTTTTGATTTTGCAAAGTGGTTACATAACATCTAAGCGTGTTATAATTAACACGTGGACTGCCACAATCAACTTGACTATTGAAAGGAATACACATGCAAAAGCGCATTCGTTGGACAGATCAGGAACGCAACGTTGTATTAGATCGAGCGTTAAACTACATGCAGCAAGGTGGGTACTCAGAACTTGAGGCTTTACGGCAAGCCCAAGGTTTTGCGCTAAACCCTGCAAGGCATCGTGCGTTTGCGTCTCACTCTGCGGCGCTGCTGGAAACCAAGGCTCTTAAAGCCATGGTGATCGCAGACGCCAAAAAGCCAACTATGGTGGAATCACCTATTGTTGTGAATCCGCAGCCTCCAGTGCCACCAGATGCACAACCAAGCATGCCTGTGTGTAGCATTGACGAGTTGGTTGCGCATATTGCGCAGTTAGTTGCAACGCAGTTGGCTACGGCCATCAAGGCTGCAGTGCAAACTACAGTACAAGAGCTTGAGCATACCTACAGTTTGGGGCGGCATGACCCGTCATACACAATCAATCATGTGCAAAAGAAGCGTGTAGTTGTCATTGGCTTGCTAAATGACCAAGTCCATGCCATTACGCGTGAGTTTGGCGAAGTCTTCAACATCAAATGCATTGACACCGACAGAGCCATGGGAATGTCTCCACCGGATGCAGATGCGTATCTGCTAATGAAGAACTTTATCAACCACCCGTTGTACTATAAGTACCAGGCTTTTGCCAACCATGTACTTATTGATGGCGGCATGTCCACATTGCGTATGTGGTTTAACACGAAAGGCAAAGAACTATGAGTGATGACTACATCTACACGCCTGCATCTACAGACATCACAATTCGGTGGCGTGTAGTACACGGGTGGGTGCCCCCGTCTGAGCAAGTTGCGTACCAAAAAAAGTGGTCAAACTTTAGAAACTTGTTGGCGCAAGGCACTGAGTCCCTTGTTCCTCCAAAGCCGCTGCCTTCTAATCTTGTTAAATTGAAAGCAAAAAATGACAGACAATAGCACCCTGTGCTTTGACCAACAGGTTAAGGCTGCGTATGACGATTGGGTTGAATTGCTGGAGCATACCGGCAACACTGATATGCTAAAGGACCCTTACGCAGTGTGGGTAGAGGCGTATCACGTAGCTACGACGCTTGCAAAGCATCAAGCTTAGCGCCCCGTTGGGTTGCCCATAGGATCGACTGGAATGTCACGGCCTGAGGCCTCAGTCTTTCCTTTGAGCACGTCATTGATGTACATAGCAGGTATGGACGCTGCGCCTACGGCTGCCCCAGGCAGTCCTAAGCCTGGAACCATAGATGCTAAGGCGCCTACGCCGCCTAAGGCAGCAATTACAGCCCCTGATCTGTCCCCGTCCATAAAGCGACTATACGCCTCATAGAAGCTAAGCCCCGCCCCTGCGCCTGACAATGCGCCACCCACAATTGGGGATGCAACAACCTTTGCAGCTTTTGCCATAGGGCCTGGCGTGGCCGCGGCAAGTCGTGCTGCGGCTGCAGCTTCTGCAGCAGGCATTGCTGCCGCACGTTGTGAGCTTGCTGATGCGTTGGCATTGGAATTGGCCAATAGCTTATCGACAATCGATTGCCCAGGAGACAGTGGCCCATACATCTTGGTTAAACGCCCGGAAACCTTGCCTTGGCCTTTGGATCTATTGTAGGCTGCGGCGCCTTCTGGGACGCCACCTGCAATTTCCTTGTCCATGTTTGCCCAGTTTTTGAGCCAGTTAGTACCTGACGTTGCGCCCCTAGGAGCTGACTCAGGCTGAATGCCAAGACGTAAAAGCTCTTCATCACGCATGTTTTGCAGCAATTGCGCCATTTGCTGCTGCTCTTTAAGTTTTTTAGCGCCTGTTGCAGTGCGCATTTCTTTTGACGGAAACAATGTCTCAGCAGTTTTCTGCATCCCGGGCCCTAAAATGGCGCCGGTGCCTGCGGCAGCTGCACGTTCCTGATTTGCGCTTAGCCCGAGCTCAGGAAATAGAGGCGCATTCTTGTCACGCGCAACAGGTTTTTGTTTGCCAGGACCCACAGGCGCAGAAAAGATAGGGTCTAGCGCCATCAAGGCGTCATCAGCTTCTGGGTCGTAGTTAGATTGCTGACCTCTAAAAATAGGGTCTACATCTTCCAGTTTGGGTTCAGCCATACGCTTGCCTTTTTATTGTGGATTGAACTGATTGAACAACGTCATGCGAAACTTTGCGTAATCATTGTTGATCTTTTCATAAATACTACCGGGGCGGAAGAAATTACGTGGTGACGCCGTAGGCCCTGCAGTATCCAAATGTTGCTGGTACGCACCGTACAACTGCTCGCGTTGACGATTCAACAGCACTTGTTG